CAAAATGTTAACAGCCTATATCTACTTTATTCTTTATAAGCAAAAATTTGGAACTCGCCCAACACTACAATCATTTATAGCTTCGGTTAGAGATGATGTGTACGGTGACGACAAATTAGTGTCAGTTAATGCCGATACTGCTACTTGGTTTAATGGTAAAAGTTTTGAGAGAATTGCGAACGGTTTGGGACTGGATTTTACGCCAGCTTCCAAAGGAGAGTGGACTTATTCTACTCAAAGCATCGAAAGATGCACGTTTCTTAAACGTGGTTTTCAATATAACGATTACTTGCAAGCTATAGTTGCCCCGTTAGACCTAAAGACATAACCTCTACTTTAAACTATGTTAAGGATCCTACTCGAAATGCAGAATTGTCAGCCGTGAAACTCCTAAATTTTCAAAGGGAGTTGTTCTTGCACGGTTCGACAGTTTATAAGAGAGAGATGGAGGCAGTTAAATCTTTTTTAACTGCTATCAACTTTGAGATACAATTTCTCACTGTAGACGAATTAACAAAACTTTACAAAAGAGGCCAATTGTTTGAAGGAATAGTGATGGCTTAAGCTTTAAAGGCATTATCTCCGAAATGAGAATAAACTATTTATCTCCGTAATGAGGATAAACTAATAGCTGAGCAAACAGGATAACAATGCAATCTCCGAAATGAGGATAAACTATTAGCTCCGTAATGAGGATAAACTAAAAACTGAGTATACAGGATAACAATACAATCAGGTTAAGCTCCAGTCAGAGGATAAATGACTCGTTAGTGGGACGTTACACACATAAACATGTATTCATGTCGTGTCAAGGCATCCGTTATATGTCTAGATTAATTTAATATTGGAAGGTGTTCTTTGAACATATCGAGCAAGTTGTTTACAACCTCTACTTGGTATGGTTATCCCTAGCGGCTCTAACTATAGTCTAATACACTAACCCCAATTTTAGTTTATGGAGGATAAAATCTACCACAATTTTGTGCTCTTGGAAGATAATTTCAAGATACGTAGAGGAAGGAATCCATTTGCTATGAAAATTAAACTAATCGACTTTGTGGGTAAGTATAAACCCTCAAACGCAGCTCTATCAGAGGATAAATGAAGTGATGCATGGGTCATTAAAACGTTGTGATTGACCATCATAGCACCTTATGTCACGAGAACCTAGTTCAAAGTACTAGAGAAGCAGCCCTTCTGAAACTGGTCAAAACCCACTGTATAGTGTGAACAGCTATCCGTGGTATTTAAAATATGTTCAACAACTCGAATTTAACACACATAATCATTTTAACTCGTTTTATTGCACGTACGATCCAAACGTTCATTGCTGTCGGTGCAGTCCGATATTGGTTTCAACTAATCAAGAACTTAGAAATAAGTAGTCGTAACCTCTTAATTTGGCCCTTGGCTTCAACTAGGAGATTTGAAGCACAAGGTCTTGAAGACGTGTCACTTGATTCACGTCTGGGTATGGTAGTGGCGAACAGAGAGGACCAATCCTCATCGCAACGGTCATCATCTTCTTTAATAGACACTCAGTCTATCGATGAACGCGGCTGGTTATTAGCAGAGACAGTTTTACGACCATCTCTCGTTGATACTATAACTTGGGCAACTTCGGATGTTCCAGGGTCTGTTTTAGCCACTTATGAGTTACCTAGGGACTTAATTGTTAATCAATTAAACGACGCTCCGTTTAGTACTTTTAAGTATTGGCGGGGTGACATTTCCTTGTCTTTTCAAGTAAATGCGTCTCCGATGCATCAAGGAATAGTGAAAGCCGTATTTATACCCTTGACCTATTCTACCAGTGCGTTACAGCGTCTGAACCCCTTAGATATCTCTATAAATGAGCACGTGAGTTTGTATGCAAATACTAGCTCGCCTGCGAATTTAACCATACCTTACTTAAGTCCTTTGAATTACTTAGACGTGCGTATCCCTGGTGATGAATTGGCATCATCTCTGGGTACCCTGTACTTTGTTGTTTGGAATCAATTGGAAGCAGCTACTAATTCTTCGTTAATAGCTACCATAAGCGTCATGGCTTCACTTCCTAATTCTGAATTTAAAGTTCCACGACTCAAACCTTACACTCGCTTGTCAAAACAAGTACCAAGGGTAAAGTTTGAAGCTCAGTTCTTTGGAGGACTAAAATCCTTAATAACACCTTTAACGGATATCGCTGCTTCAGGGATATCCAGTGTTACTGGTGGTTTGATACCTAAGAAATTTATTTCTGATGGTATCGACATTGTGAGAGGCTTGACTGGTTTAGATAAACCTTCTAACTACATGGTTGGTGCACCCACTAGCCATGTATCAGTTGGTCGTCTAAACAATGCTGTTGGAGAAGTGTATTTGGATAAATTGACGCCATTCCCGGCTGAAGTTGCTGCTTTAAACTCATCCGATATTTCATCTCGTGCGGATGAAATGAGTTTTGCTTATCTCTTGACTAAATCAAGTTACCTTGGCTCTTTTACGGTTTCGACTGCTCAAGTCCCTGGTGACGTTCTCGCCTATTTTCCTGTTAATCCTATCTGTACTGACATTGGTAAGACTACTTATCAACCAACATTGTTAGGCTACGTAAGTATGCCCTTTCAGTTTTGGCAAGGTTCACTAAAGTTTAAATTTGAAGTAAGTGCAACTAGTTTGCAAACCACGAAATTATTTGTGGCATTCAACCCTGGAGTGTTTACACCTCAGACTTCTTTAGATATACAGACGATTTCAGCCCAATATGGTAGAACAATTGATATAGCTCAAGGAAGTAATTCTTTCGAGTTCGAAGTTCCATATATAGCTCCAACACCATTTTTGGAAGTTCCTCATTCCAATGATACTACGCAGGGTGTCACAGCCCTAAACAGTGTCGGAATGTTGCATGTAGTCGTACTCAATAGATTGGTGTGCCCTAACAACGTACCCACATCTATTGTTGTAAACGTGTACATATCCGGAGGTGATAATTTCATTCTCCGAGGGTTGTCAACTGCCAACTTGTGGACACCGATTGAGCCTGCTCCAATTGGTAAAAACGAGTTCGAAGCCCAAATGATGGCTGTAGAGCCATTACAAAGCGAGGTTGTCGAGGAAAAGGTCATTTCTGACCCTATCCCGGTATCGAAGGATGCAATAGGGAATTCGAAAGAAGGAACTATAAATCCAGGTATATCGCTCAGTACACGTGACTATCTGAAGAAGTACCAACTAGTATATAGGAACGTACCCCTTCAGCTTCCATACTTCAAGCGGAAAATAGATCTTCGTGATCTAATTTCCATAGAAGACAATGTCCGCTCTACAGGATTGTTGGA